TGTGTGGGGATAGCAATTCGGAAAGGAATATCATCCTCTTCAAACTCCTTATTCATATCAATGTATGTTTGAGGAGTGATCTCAATCTTTTTCATTTAATAAATCTCTCCGTTGATAATACCTTCAAGGTTTTTTAGTTTCCATACAATATAGTCCATGGTTGGTACACACTGGGGATTCCATCCAGCAAAAGTTGAGTGTTCTCCACTTGGAATCTGCCAACAGGGAGCATCATCATTCTCAAGATCTAATGACTCACGATATGCTTCGTCACCAAGTAGAACACATGCTCTCTCTGCTTGATTCAAACTACCAAAGCAAGCAAATCCATTCTTCTTAATGATGTCAGGGATATGATGCTTCATAATGTCCTCTCCAATCTATTTGTTGCTTGATCTGGAAAGTCTCTTGGACGATTATCTAGTGCATTATCAGTCTTGGGCGATCCTTCATTTGCCTTCATCGTATGCTGATAGTTTGCTCTTGGATATCTAATACAGAATGGATCAGGCATCCAATAAGTAACCTGCCATTCCTGATCTGGACACAACTCAAGATGCTTCTCTACGCTATGAGAGAAACTGCCGAGTTGAATGTATCCATCGTGACTGATACATCTGCCGTTGCCAGCATCAACCAGAAATAGCATCTTACTACTCATAGCACTTCTTGCTCTGGGTTGAGGTTTTTCACGAATTGCACAGGATCCTTCTCAGACTTATGTGCCCAATGATAGCGCATCATCTCGAAAATGGGATCCCACATGGGGATACAGACATAATCGTTTAAGTGGTCTTTTTTTTCTTCTTGCATGTATGTTTGTCAGCAAGGTTATTCAGTTGTTCTAAGTTTAACTTATTCAGTTGTATTTTGACGTATTTGAGTATTTTGTCTTTACACTCAGTTTTAGTCACGTTGCCTCCAGTCTTTTGGTTTATCTTGCTGAAACCAGTCTTTAATATCGTCAGCATCAGTAAATCCCTTCTTATGATTGGATGGGTCGGGATCACCTAATCCCATCCTATTCAGAAAATCGTCTGTGCTGCCTTCTTCAATGTTTTGTGATGCTTGCCTTCTTGCCATTTTTAACATCTCATTAGCAGATGTATTGGCCTTAGCAAGTTTTTGCACCCATACCATATCGTCTAATTTGACTTCTTCGCCATTGGCGATCTTTTTGCAAATAAACTCTAATCGGAGTCGGTAAGCGGTTGATAGCATAACTTGTAAAAATCCCTGAGGGGGAAAAAATACCCCGAGTTTTTTTCCGACCTTCCTGTGTACGAAAAGTCAAATTATATATAGGATCAGCGATAGGGGCGGCATGGAACCCACCGAGTCTTTGTCCGTGTTGACCACCTGCCAGGTATCCAATCAGGTTGACCAGGAGCAGTATAGAATCCTGTGTAATGACCAGGGATCCATACTCTTTTTGTACGAGTTACCTGGCAATTGCGAGGTGCTGGATACCCAGGGTGATAATAGTGATGCTGATGCTGGTCGCCATCAAACGGCTCCCAGAATTCTTTCCAGGTAATTGCTTGAGCAGGAGTTGCTGCAAGTAGCAGAGCAGTAGCGGCGACCAGTAGTTTCATCAGTCTTCAGCGGCGAGAGCGGCGAAATAGTCAAGGTCAGGACCATCATCTGCCTTGTTTAACTCTTCAATCTTATCACCAAACCCACTGGGTGTGGGGGTTGAAGATGCCAGAGGAGCAGCTGTCACAAGACTGTCAGCATACACTTCTTCTTCAGACTCATCACGACTGCGGACCTGAGTGCGACCCTTGTTAAGGACCATATTCAGACGCTCTTCCAACTTCTCATAGGACTTGAATGAATCAGGATTAGTAAACTCTTTGAGAGAATGCTGGGACTTCCAGATTTCTTCGAGTCGATCATCATCAAACCCACCAAGAGTAGCAGGTGCTGCGAAGTCAGACTTATCATAATTCCAGTATCCACCAATGGTTTGGATTTTGATACGGAAGTCTGATCCTTGCCACATATCAAAAGGATTGACAGGAGTCTCATCCTCAAACTGTGGTTGCATGGAGGAGACCACCTTGTCGTGGATCTTCTTACCATACTTGTAAAGGAATACTTTACCTTCGTTTTGAGGATTCAGTTGATCCTTAACGACATAGATGTTGCTGTAGTAAGAGAGTTTACGCTTTTGCTTACGTGCAATCTCTTTATCAGAATCAATCCCACTATTCCACAGGGTGCGATTCAACTCACCGACTGGATCTTTTTGATTCATAGTGGTGAGAGAGTTTTCAATATACCAACCACCAGGACCTTGAAATGCGTGGCTCCACACTTGTGCCCATGGAAGGTCTTCACCATCAGGCTCAGGCAGGAATCGGATAACGGCATAACCGTTTCCAGACTTGTCCACTCCAGGTTTCCAGAGACGCTCATCAGGACCTGCACCCTGTGGCTTGGACATCTTCTCAATTTGCTGAGTCAGTTTATCAAATGTGCCTGAGCTCTTCTTGAGACTTGCGAATGACATGTGTTTCTCCGTTGTGTTTGTATTGTGGTATGTTTGTGTGCCACCAACATATGATGGCATAGTATTTAGGTCTTGTCAACCTGCTGTGTGCGGTTTATAATGAGCACACGCTCACCGTCATGGGTGAATTGGAGGTCGTCGTCTGGACTCCAGCACAACTCCTCATAGATGTCATCCAGACGTTGCATGTCCTCCCATAGTGCGTTAGGATTCGTCATTTTTTAACTCCTTACGCCATCCCTGTAGTTTATCTTCCATCTGTTGGAGAATCATCATCAGATTCATTCCGCCAGAGTATTGTTCCGACAATAGATCGATGCGATCCTTTACGAATTTGGCATCCTCATTCTCTTCATCATCAGGATTGACACCATGAGATGCCAATGCCAAACGAGAGTAAAATACTTTCTGCTTGGCAATCAACTCTAGTGTCTTCTCCACATGCTCTAGTCTCTGTGCTGGATCGAAGTCCTGAAGACCAGAAGACATCTTCAAGAGCTCTGTGTAACACTCTTGAATTTGCTCTACCTCATCTTGTACTACGTCGCTCTTGAAAAAATCGTTAGTCATAGTGGCAGTATTCCTCTGCTTGTTCGTTTTATGTAATTAAGTTGCTGAGCATCCCACTTAATCTTATCCTTTAAAGGTTTTGAGATGAGTTTACTAACAATTTCAACTTCGATCTCAAACTCTTCACAAATAGATGTGACTGCTTCAATATAATTTATAAGTCCTTGACTTTGTTTAACTCTTGACTCAACAAGAGAGGTAAATTTACCCTGAGTCATAAACTTTTCTTCAATTTCTTTCATCACTTGGTGCCCTCCACGTAGTAACGGTAGTCTTCAATCCAATCGATGAGTGTATTGATGTATGGTATCTTATCATACTTTTGGACCACTTGCATGTCACCTTGCTCAGATACTGAGATTGTTACAAGTTTATCAACTTCAACACCAGTCATCTCGTAATACATGTATGCATACGCTGACTCTTGGACGAAGTATGACTCAAGATACTCTTCTTTCTTCAATCGAGTAGTAGTTTTGAAGTCAATGATTGCTAATTCGTTGTCAAACTCAGCAATACAATCAACACGACCAGCAATGCCGAGCTTATTAGAATGAAGAGGGGCTTCAATAGCATGGATATTCCCAATACGATCAAGGTCCTTACGAGCAAACCTAAAAAGGTACGAGGGAAGACCCTCGCTTTTTTTAACTTCTTCCAATTCATTCTTAAGATAGTGCTCCACAATGTGATGATACTTTGTGCCACGCCACGACGCAGCACGTCGGATTCTTTCTGCTTCAGTGAAACCTACACGCTTTTCCCAAGCAAGAATACCCTGCTTAGTATGATGACCGACAACAGTTGTGACGCTAGGCATCCAACCGATATCGGTCTTATAGAATCTTCCATGATTCAATGTCCTACTTTCTAACTCTTCGAGTGGAGAAGAAGGACCGACATAATTAAACATTCACATTCCCATGTTGATTTTAGATACAAGATACTCTTTAACCAAACCAGATCTCACGATGTCTTCAATACCAAATTCAACACAGTCGAATGATGGCATGGAGTCAAGGATCTTCATGAAGTCTAGCACACCATTCCTTTCATTGCTCTTAACGAGATCGGACTGGGTGTAGTCACCTGAGAAGATGATCTTGGCGTCTTCACCAACACGAGTGATGATTGAGTCAAGCTCGTGGAAGTTTAGGTTACTGAATTCATCTACTATTATAATGCACTTGTCAAGGGTCACACCACGAATGAATGAGGTAGACCAGAATGAAATGGTTTCTTGTGCTCTGAGGTTGTCATACAGTGCCTCAAATGAATTGTCATCAGGCATCTCAAACATATACTTCACCATATTCTTATAAGGAATCTGGTAAAGGTTACTCTTATCTTCATGGTCACCAGGTAGGAAACCAATCTCTCTAGTAGGCACGAGAGATCGGACCATGTATACTTTCTCGTATGGAGACTCAATGTCCATAACCTCACGCAATGCTAGGTAAAGACTAATGAAAGTCTTACCTGTGCCAGCAGCACCATGCAAAACCAGATTCTTACCCTCACTATATGAGTTAAAGATTCTTTCCTGATTATCAGTAAGAGGATTAATATCCTTCAGATGATCAAGGTTAATAGGTTTCTTTCTTCTCATCTGCTTTGCAGTCATAGCCTTAGTCGAGCGGCGTCGAGTCTTGGTCTTTGGAGTTGAGGTCATACTTTAGGTGTAACGGGATAGATTTGCTACTGGGTGTTGGGCTTGCATCTTCTGCATAACCTCTTTAAAACCATCCGACTGTTTAGGCTCGCCGTAGGTTGTGCCTGCGACACCTGCCTGCCAGTCTTTATCCCAGTCAGGGTTATCTTTGCGCCATTGATCATACTTGACCATTGACATATTAAACTCTTGTTTCTCTCCCGTAGTCTTATTTACTACGTTATATGTAGGCATTAATCAATCCTCAGTGCTGGTTGTAGGCAGTCTTCATAGTCATCAGGGCAGTCGCATTCTTCACACCAGTCCATTGCTTTGGCAACGATAGGAAACTTACAATTGAAGTGTCCCTTACATAACTCAGCAATCTCCATGTGCTCTTTCTGTGTGCCATGAGCAGATCTCAATTCGATATAATGAATCCATGAACGAACAGAACCTGTCATAAAGATTTTGGTAGGCGTAGCAAGAGGCAACACAAAACGAGCGCACTCTTTAGCAATACCACGAGACAGTAACTCGTTATAGAGATCCATACCTTCATTAAAATATTGTGAGATCCTTCCTTGGAGAAACGCTTTCTCCTGCTCATCAACGTCATCATTAGAATTCTGACGATTCTTAGTGTCCTGAGAGCGAAGGTCAGGGACAGGGATCGTCTCTGCGAGTAGGTTTGTGTCGGCATACCGCTGTGAAAACTCTTGATACGTGAAGGACCTATGCCTCAAGATCTGAGCTGCCAATCCCCTCGTGGTATTTATTTCAAGGGTCATGAATGCCTGCTCAAATACTGACCAGTGACCATGCTTGATGCAGTATCGTAAGAGACCTGCTACCTCAGGGTTTCTCTGATTCTTAGGGTTACTTACCCTAGCAACATAACCCATGTGCTTCTCTGCATCTGGGGTAGATGACACATAACAGACTTCTGGTGTTGATATAGTTACAGTTGGTTTTGTCATCATTTTCCTCTAATCAATTTGGAAATTATAATAATTCCCATGGACTGTAAGTAGTTTAACCCAGAGAGTGCAAAAAGTCCAGGCACAAATGCATTCCATACGATCATCAACACAAATGGTGTAACCACTATTGATGTGATGGCAATAGCAACTGCCTTACCCATCTCAACATTGGACTCAATCTCTTGCTGCTCTGCTGACAGGTTAGGTTCTTCTTGAGGTTGGTTTACTCTTCTAGGGTCGAGATATACTTCGTTGTTTGTCATTTAGATTTGGTTACTGTGTTAGGGTTATTCCACAACTTAGGTGACACTCTACCTTCAGATTGCTTATACCATTTGAAACCTGTCTTATACAAGTCCCAGTAGTGGTCAAAGATATCTACGTTTTTAACACTCGTAACGAGATCGTAGGTCTCTTGACCATCTACTTCATAACATACAAGGTATGCTGTGTAGGGTAAAGATCTATCTTCTGCAGCAGATGCATCACATTTTTCCTGTAGGACTTTAATCTTACTCAAGACCTACCACCCCAATCGATACTAGGAAATGCTTCCTTGACCACCGACAAGGTGACTCGATACTTCTTGTGAAGAGTCTTATTGATTGCTTTAATAAGCACCTCTGCTTCAGACACATGAAGTCCTTCAAGCATTTGAATAAACATGCTTTCAATCTTGATTGAAGACAACGTATCGTCACCACCTTCAAAGAAGCGATACATTTTACGTCCTTCTTTCTCTAGCAGTGTGTGCTCTGTGCCCTTAGGTGCCTCGTTAGGACGGTAAGGGACATCTTCACCTGGTGGCACACGAGGCACCACCGAGTCATCAAAGTTGACGATGAAGATAGAGCGTAGTGTCTGACTATTGTTATCCTTCAGGATTTGTACTTTCTCTGCTTTAGTCTTGGCATTATGTGCTTTCTGAAGCACCTCAGAAATCATCAGTTTCATAGTTATTTCAAGTAAAGTTTAGTCCTCATCATCAATCATATCATCTTCCTCATGGAAGCGCAAGTAGTAGAGGGGTTGATCTGTCAACTCACCGTCATCATCATACATCTCAGGATGCATGACGACAGCAGCATACTCTGCTCGCGCTTTCCATTCGTCAAAAATTGACTTTAGATTCCAGGATGAGATAAACCCCAGGAGAAATGCTCCTAGAGTAAGGAAGAAGGCAATGTATAGAAACGTAAGATCAGCCATTGATGCCTCCGATATTGAAACTATTTAGTGGGTCGTTTGCGCTTGAGTTTTCCTCACAGAAGTTTTGAGTTTCTCAAATACTTAACTGTTTCAGTTGCTCCTCCCATCTTCTGTCCGTTAATGATTACCTGTGGGAAGGTTGCTCCATTACCAAACTCAGCATAGAATTGCTGCCTAGTAAAGTTAACATTCAAAACAAATTCTGAGAAGGACCATCCCTTCATTCGATACACTTCTTTAATCTTTGTGCAGAAAGGACACCCAGGACGTGAGTAAATTGCTGTTGATTTTGGCGCTGCCATAATGTTTTAAAATTGCTGAATAAAAAAGGGTCCCTAAGGACCCAACGAAAGCATCAGATTCCGTATATTATATATCAGAAGGAATACTTGACACCCAATTTAGTGCCGTATCCACGGTCGATGCTGCTGTCGCCACTACCAACGAAACTGATCTCGCCGTATGCTCCCAGAGCGTCTGTAAGGGCAACGCCAACGCCTGCCTTACCAGAAGGGACGGTTTCGCCTTCACCTGTGTCAGGGGAGAGCACGGTAGCACCACCTTGGACGTAGTACGAAGCAGACTCACCAAGAGCGCCTTCGTAACCTACGTGCAGGTCGGTATTTGTACCGTTGTAATCGGATCCCGTGAATCCTGAGTTAGCTTCGACGTTGACGTAGGGACCAGCAAAGGCAGCGCCAGCAGATACGGTCAGGGCAGCGGTTGCTGCGAATACAGATTTGATCATTTTTATTTAAAAGTTTGTTTACTTGTGGAGTTAAACCCACAGATGATAGTAGACTCGACTTGTCTACGTTTGTTACGCTCTGTAAAGACAGAGGCGATTTATTTATAAGAGTTTTTCTTTAAAAGGTCAACGCCTTGTGCCAGTTGGACAACGGTTTTCCTTATCGATCAACTCTTCCTTTAGATTATAGTATAGAGCGTGGCATTCTGTCAAGACATAGTAACCAGTTAACTCTCTACCATCGTCCGTCCACCCGTAGGTGATAACCTTCTCGTGGACACCACCTTCATCCAGAATCTTATCAGTTTTTAGATAGTGATTATACTTCTGATGTAGGTTGATCATCTTCCCCGATCGGTTGCTTGGACTTGATTATCATATCACGGACTCCTGATATTTGCTCATCCGTTAGACTTTCTTCACATTCTTCCGCTCTCTCCTCACCATCAACATCTACACCCATGGTCTTCTTGATCCATTCTAGATCCTCGACCATACCCACAGGGACAAACCCACCACCAAAGTCCTCAGTCGTCTGTGGTTTGTGGTCCATCCCATCAACAATGGAGAGATTAGATCTCCAATACTTCTTCATTTTCTTCATCATTTTGATACGTCCTTTAGGATCATCCTTATATTTTTCGATGATCTTACGGAGTGCTTTTAATTCACGGGAGGACTTCTCAAGTGATCTTGTCGCCCTCTCTTCTCCAAATCCTACTGACATAATTATGCTATCTGGTTAATGATTAATTTAAAGTTAACACGATGCTTGGTGAGAACAGAGCTAGTATACCACACTGGTGAGTTTTTGTTGTGGGATTCCTGATAGAAAGATTCTTTAGCAACCCTCTTGACACTACTTTCCTCATAGAATGCTCTGAGTTTCTTGGGAAGATCATGCTCATCCTGCACCTGATCAGGGAAGAAAGGAGAGACTGATGCATCCTCTGCAGGACTATAGTTTTCTCTCCTAGCATTACCTCTCAATCTTTCAGGGGGCCATTGAAGATCAAACTCCTGACCCTTAGAATACCCAGTCCCATATTGCAATACACTCATTACAGAAATTGCACAGAACCATCTAGGGGCATACTTATTACCACCTTCTGGATCATCTTTGTCGTCAGGCACACCTTTGGTTGAGTAGAATGTGAATGCAACTCTTACCTTTGCTAACTGAATTGCTGTAGCAGCATCAGTAATGTTATCACTTTCAGCATTATTATCTAGGTAGTAATCATGCACGAATGTATTAGGACTGAAGAAATTATTACCGCCATCATATACTGACGCTGCGATTGATTCAAGATCTCCTACCATATACCATGGACGTTCACGCTTAGCGAAGAGCACAGGAGAATACTTCTTAAACTCTTCTGCCTGAGGAAGTGTGCCACCCACCGTCTCAAACCTAGTAATCAAGTGAGAAGTGAGAAACTCTCTATAGTCAGCACCAAATTTCTGCACACCGAATCCTTTATTACCTGCATTTCTATAAGATGCTGAATCATCTTCAAGATATCCTGTGTCAATATAACCTCCAGCGATATCAGGAAGCAATGGATTGTGTCGATTCCTATTATTTCCACCCACTACTGAGGGATTTTGCTGCAGCAACCCATGCATATTTACTGTGGCACTGTTTGCTATTACCTCAGTTGTTGCTTGCTTAGGTCCGAGTGACTTCTTATTATCTCTAGCATCTTGATGCCAAGCGTCAGCAACATTACTACCAGCACGAGGTTTACTCTCACCTTTGGACTGACCGACACCTGCCATAGGATAAAACTGCATGTCTAGACCCATCATTACACCAGCACCTGAACTATTAAGAGTGCTGAGGGCAGATATGTCTGCCAGAGCATCATCACCTGCAAGTGTGTTTAAAGTTACACCAAAGTTGAATGAGAATTCACCCTTATCCACATTAAATATACCGATGTAAGGTGTCACCTGTCCTGTGGGTGGTCCACTGATAATATTATCCAATTTAAACTGCAGTTTATCCCCACGCTCAAGAGTAAACTCTTGATCATATATGTCTGCACCAATAGCTGGCCAGTGTGCCCCAGTCCACCTGCGACTTATTAACTCAACACCATTCTTTTTGAATGTCATTTTCCATCGGATGCCTTCACCTGAAGACCCTCCCGTAGTGCCACCGTAAGACTTAATTCTATATTTGCCTGGTGTTTTACAGGTAATCTTTTGATTTCTACCCTGAGAATGTGAGATACTACCAGAGCACTTACTACAGTCTATGTTTGGATCATACTCACCATACACAACAGGGGATGAACTACCACATCCCTGACGTGTCATCATAACATCAGCGAAACTGGTGTTGAAATCTCTCTGCTCACATTGTTGCTCTAGATTAATATTAATGTTGATTGGGGTGGGACGCTCCTGATTATAGACCCAACACTGCACACCCTCGTAGATATATCCAGGGAATGTTGACCACTCTACTTGATGCCATAGATGCAAGTCATCATAGTCATCATCACCATCGATGAGGTCTTCCCACATCTGTCTATTAGCACCCTTCCACTTAGTAAAGTCCTTCTGATCTTCTGGATTCCATTCACGATCAGAGAAGAGAGCATAGTCATTCTCTGCTGTGCCAATCCCATTACCACGGAAACCAGGACCGTAACCACTACTGTGTGAATTAAAGGAGACCTCCTGATTCTGACTCAACCCTGAGTTCCGGCCTTTACCATCAGGGAGGAGGAAAAATCCCATCGTCCCACCAGCATACAGTGCCAATTTTGCTGCAG